CAAGTCCCCGCCATCGTCGATCCGGCCACCGTCGAAGACGACGAGCCGCTGTACATCGGCACGCTGGGCTACAAGGCGGCACCCGTCGCGGTCGCCGTGCTGCACCGCTATGCCTACCAGCGCACCGCGGATGGCGCGTACCTGACCATCAGCGCCGGCTTCCCGTACGGTCGCATCATCCTGCGCCGCTGGTTCTGCAGCACGATGCGCTGGGCGCACTGGCTGGCGGTCTGCAATCTGTCGGGCGTCGAAGCGGTGGGCAGCACCCGTGACGAGGCGGCGCGCAACCTTGACGCCAGCCTCGCGCAGTACCGCAGCAAGCAGTAGCACAGAGCGCCGTGCGTGCTGCCCGCAAGGGCAGTGCAGACTGCACTCGTCAGTCACCCCAGCTTGCGGGCTGGGGTTTCATCGTTCCACCATAGGAGCCACACCATGAGCAAGCCAAGCAAGCGTTCGCAATCGCAACAGACCCAGCAACGCCTCGCCAAGGTGCTGCAGCAAGTGGGCAAGGATGCCCAGCAACCCAGCAACACCGTGCTGTCCGCCCCGTGGGCGTGCAGTGTCATGCTGGCGGCGCGTCTCGCCGTCCTGTCGGCGCTGAAGCTGGCGAGCGGCAGCGGCATCGGGTTCGACTACGGTCCGGTCGGCCTCACGCTGTTGCGCTGGATCACCGTGAACCGCATGGCCCGCCTGCCTGACCCCGACGCTCTGTGGGCACAGGCACAGGCGCAGCCGATTGCCCCGGCGGACGCGAAGCCGGCGCTGCCGGTGTTCGACCCGACGGCAGCGGTCCCGATTCCGGCGATTCCCGTGACAGGCGCTTCCAGCCCCGGTGGCATGACCGGGACCACGGGAGCCACCCCGGTGGCACCGCAGCCCGCTGCGCCCGTTGCAGCCCCGTCTGTGGCCCCGGACGCTGACCCGTTCCCCGCTGCGCCGGCAGCGCCCGTCGTCGAGCCGGTGTCGTCGTACCTGTCGCCGGCAGAGCAGGCGCACCCGGAGTGGGACTGGCAACCCGCCAGCAAGGTGTTCGGCGTCAAGGGTCTGAAGGGCAAGGTTGCCGTCTGGCCGTTGGCAGGCAACGACGGCGCGCACGCCCGTGTGCCGGTGGCGGACGCCGGCTACGTGTGGTCGAAGGATCACCTGCAGTGGGCAGTGTTCGCGGCGTCCGAGTCGCCGGCCAAGGGTGTCTGGCTGTGGGGCAACAGAGGCGCGGGCAAGACCGAGTTTAGCCGGCAGTTTGCGGCGCGCACCGGTCGTCCGTTCTTCGGCATCACGTTCACCCGCGTCATGGAGCCGAGCGAGTTTCTTGGCGACATGGGAGCCAGCAACGGGTCGAGCGTCTGGCAGGACGGCACCATGCTGCAGGCGCTGCGCTGCACGATTCCCGCGGTGATTCTGTTGGATGAAATCTCCTACGGGCAGTCGTCGCACATCAGCGGACCGCTGAACGAAATCGTCCACCCGTCGTGCAGCTTCAACGTGCCGCGGACGGGCGAGCGCATCGCGTTCAGCAAGGGGCACTTCTTCATCGCCGCGGATAACACCAACGGCACGGGCGACGTCACCGGGATGCACCCCGGCACCAACGTGATGAACCGCGCCACGATGGACCGCTTCTCGTACTTCCGCCGCTTCACGTACTTGGCGAAGGCGCAGGAAGTGGCTCTGTTGATGAACCGCACGCAGTGCGACGAGGCCACCGCGGTACGCGTGTGGGGCATCCTCGACGCCCTGCGGAAGAAGGTGGACTCCGGTCTGTTGTCGGACCCGCCCTCGACGCGTGAGGCAATCGCTCTGTGCTGCGCCCTGCGCGCTGGCTTCCCGGAGCGGGACGCGTTCGAGTGCGCCTTCGTTGGCAAGTACCCGGAGGAATCGCAGGAAGAGATGCGGGTGACCTTTACCGCAACGTTCAACTCCAAGGCATCGGAGTAACCGTCAACGATTGTTGACCATGACAGGCGGCTGCGCCACAATAGCGCGGTCGTCTGTCCCACCATCTAGGAGCCAAGCATGTCGTACTTCGATCACCCCGTGAGGGTAGCAGTGTTCCAGACCGCGGTCGTCGGCCTCGTCGAGAGGCTGATCCGCAAGGCGGGCCGCACAGAAGACGTCCGCATCCAAGTCCTGTTTACCGGCGAAACGGCGTGCGCCGTATGGTCGAACACGGGCCGCGGCATCCGCGGCACCATCAAGCTGCCGGCGCTCAAGGCGAACAGCGTGATCGACCGCGCCAAGGCGAACCGCTGGGTGGCCTACGTGATCCATGAAACGTGGCACGTTGTCTTCACATCGTGGGAGCAGTGGCAGCAGTTTGCCGGCACGTATCCCGGCCTGCGGACGTTTCTGGCGAACGCAGTGGAGGATGCCCGCATCGAGCGTAGCGGGATGGAGTTGGGCTACGCCGACGGGTTCAAGGTCGTCGGCAGGGAGTTGCTCACCGCCATGATGGAAGAGGGCGGGATGGACGTAAATCCCAACGACCCGCGGCAGATTCCGTGGGTGTTCGCCATCGGCTGCAGGGGCTACGGCGTCAAGGGCGAAGCGCGTCTGTTGTCGGCGCTCGACCCGCGGGTGCGCGTGATCCTCGACGAGTGCAAGCGGCGCTGCGATGCCATCCCGGCTGAAGTGCCTGCCCGTGTCGGCACCAAGCTGTCCTGCGATATCGCTCTGTGGGCGTACGAAGAGTTGAAGAAGCTGGGCAAGCAACCGGCGCTGCCGCCGACGCCGCCTGATGGTCCGGGAGGATTCCCCGGCGACACGCGGGACAACCCCGCCCCGCAGGAAGATCGTCCGAAGTCCACAGACGATTCCGAGCGCGAGGCAGGGGACGCCAGCGACGAGACGTACGACGACGAGGGTGACCCGCAGGAACGCGAGGGCACCACGGGCAAGGGTCCGAAGCAGGACGCCCCCTTGCGGGTGGGCGACAAGGTGGTCTGTCCGGATGGATCGAAGGGCGTGATTACCGCAATCGTGAACGACGACGCAACCGTAGCCGCGCTGTGATAGGCGCGCACAACTAGGAGCCACATCATGTCTGGAATCTGGAAGCTGGAGCAGTTGAAGCGGTGGATCGAAGCCAAGTTGGGCAACGAGCAGGGCGACGAGTACGACGACGGTCTGGACGACGACGAGCAGGACGACGATCTGTTCGACGACGGCGACGAGCAGGACGGCGACGAGGGCGGCGAAGGCGGCTCTGGCGACGAGGGCGAAGGCAGCGAGCAGGGCGAGGGCGAAGGCGAGGGCGACGGCGAAGGTGACGCCGAGGGTGGCGAAGCTGACGGCGACGGCAAGGGTGGCAGCACGGGCGAGGGCGGTGAAGGCGAGTCGAACCCGGAAGAGGGCAGCAACGGGCGCGGCAAGGGTGGCGGCAAGCCGCTCGACCCGAGAGACTTCGCGAACCTCGACAGACTGCCGAAGGAAGCGTTGCGCGATCCCAACGTCACTGCCAAGAACGTGGACGGCGAAGCGTCCACGCCTATGGGCGACGAGAAGCAGAAGCCGGTGATCGTGCTGGACCCCGTCGAGCAACCGGTGGGCAGCGTGAACGGCGCGCAGGGCACTGCCTCTGTGCTGGAGTGGAATCAGAAGCTGAAGACCATCCGCGTGGCAGCACTGCGGCTGGCGCTGCGCCGGCTGATGCAACGCAGTGACTTCGCTGGGCGTGAGGGCGGGCTGCGCTCCGGTCGTCTGTCGGGCCGCGGCGTGAACCGTCTGTTGGCTGGGTCGGAGAACGTGTTCGAACGCCGCTACGAAGTCGAAGGCGAGAACGTTGCAGTGTCGCTGTTGCTCGACAAGTCCGGCAGCATGAGCGGACCGAAGATGCGGCAGGCAGCGGACGTCGCTCTGTTGATCGGGGAGACGGCACAGAACGCCGGGGCGAAGCTGGAGGTCACGGCGTTCTCGTCGGCCTTCGACGCCGAGGCGCGCAACGTGTTGCTGGGCAACCTTGTGGAAGAGACGGGCAAGGATGCGTATCACGCCGCCAAGGGTGATGCGTGGCTGTATGCCGAAGCGTCTGCGGTGTACGTGATCAAGGCGTTCACGCAGACCATCGGCCATCTGCGCCGCATGTACACGACGGTGGCCCACATGTCGTCGGGTGGTACGCACGACGCCAGCGCGCTGAAGTGGGCCGCGGCGCGGTTGCTCAAGCAGGACGCGAACCGGAAGATTCTGTTCGTAATCGCGGACGGCGAGGGCGACAACGACGCCGTGTTCAAGCACGTAGTGGACGAGATTGAGAAGCAGGGCGTGATCGTGATCGGCATCGGCATCGGGTGCGACCGCACCTTTACCCGCCGCTTCACGTACGCCACCGCGATCAACTCCCCGAGCGATCTGTGCAGCAAGGCGTTCGGCATGTTGATCGGCACCATCGCGAAGGCCAAGGGCATCGCGTAACGCAGCGCCGGGGAGGGCAAACGCTCTCCCCGTTTTTCTTCTAGGAGCCAAGCATGAGAGCAGTGATGGAAGTGAGCATACAGACGGACCCCATCAGCCGGCGCATCCGCGTTGCATCACCGTACAACCCCGACTTCACCAATCTCGCCAAGAGCATCGGCGGGCGCTGGGATGGCACGGGCAAGGTGTGGACGTTCGCGCTGGAGAACATGTCCGAAGTGCAACGCATCTGCATGGAAGCCTACGGCGTGACAGGCGGCGCGCCGAAGCCGACGCGCGAGGGGCTGGAAGCGCGGCTGGCAGTCCACCTTGCCGCCATCGTGGAAATCCAAGAGCAACTGGAGTCGCTCGACAAGGCACCCACCACAGAAGAGGGGCCACTGTGAACGACGACGGCAACAACATCTTCACGGGGCTGTGCGCCGTGGGCCTGACTCTGTTGGGTCCGGTCGTCACCATCGCCGGCCTGCTCACCCTCGTCGGGGTGGGTGGTCCGGTGGGTCTGTTGATCGGCAGCGTGATCGTGGCGCTCGTTCTGTGGCGGAAGCTGCCATGAGCGCGCACCCACGCATCGCGGCGAACGATCCCGCACTGGCGCACGCGTTGATGCACCGCGCCGTCATAGAGGAAGGCAGCGCCGTGGCGAAGCGGCTCAAGGCGTTGCTGCCGGCAGCGGTGACGGTCCCGAAGCTGTCGGTGGCAATCCGGAAATCGTTCGGCCCGCAGCTTGTGTTGCAGCAGGTCGGCAGGCTGCACGGTTCCAGAGCCAACGCGATATGGGTCGTCATGGTGACGTCGAACAACGGTGACCTGATGCCTCTGTTGCTCGACTTCCACCACCAGCACCTGCACAACAATCTGTTGGGGTTCACCGTTCGCGGTCACGCGATGGCCCGCATGGCACAGAGAACGATCAGGTACGCGAACATGACGCAAGCCAGCGGCGTGCTGGTGAAGCACATGCAGATGATCTTCCTGTCGTACTCGCAGGCCGAGACGGACCGCCCCGGCAGGCGGCTGACGATGTTCAACACCATCACGCAGGAAGGCGTGCTGCTCTGGCGCAGGGAAGACGGGGAGTGGTACGCGTACACATGGCTCGACCCCGAAACCGCGGCAGACCCGCTGATCCGCTCCGACTGTGCGAACGCGACAGCCACGCACGGTCGGTTCCGGGTAATCGCCACAGAGGAACGCACATGACAGAGCAGGAGTGGGAGGCAGTAGAGAAGTGGGGCAACTGGACCGTCGTCACCATCGCCGCGGTGACGTTGGCTTTGTTGCTGGTCGGTATCATCCGTTGACACACACTAGGAGCCACACATGAACGAGCAACAGAAGGATAAGCCGCTGACCGTCGAAGACCACATCCACCACGGGTGGGGTTCTGGAACATGGTGGATAGTCGCCATCGTCGTCAACATCATCATCGCCATCATCATCGTATGAAGCGCAAGCGGCACGCTCTGTTCGCTATGAAGGCACCGTGCGGCAACTGCCCCTTCCTGCGGGAGGGGGCGATTGCTCTAGGGCCGGGGCGCTTGGACGGCATCATCGCTGGTCTGCTACAGGACGATTACTCGATCTTCCACTGCCACAAGACGGTCCATCACATAACGAAGGGCGGTGAGTGGGTGGCAGACGAAGACGGCAACGAGCAGTACGTGCCGAGCGGGCATGAGTCGGCCTGCGTTGGCGCACTGGTCTACTCGCTCAAGGCAGGCCGTCCGCCCGTATCGCTGCGGCTCGCCCTGATGACAGGCGACGTCACGTACGACGCGCTGATGGCGCAGGACACTTTGATACTCGACCCACCACAGGAGCCACAAGCATGAGCGACAAAAGCTACGTCACGATGGAGCAGGCGCTTTGCCCCGTGTGCGGTAAGGCACACGACACGGGCGCTCTGTTGCTCGACCGCCGGCTGCGCCCCACCTTCGACCGCACCACGGTCACCGGCTGGGCGCTCTGTGCGGACGACAAGGCGCGGATCGACGACGGGTTCATCCCCATCATCGGCGTGGACGAGGCGAAGTCCCGCCCCGACAGTCCGTACCGCACCGGCAAGATCGCGTACCTGCGCCGCGAGGCGTGGGGCGGCATCTTCAACGTGCCGGCACCGCAGGAGTTCTGTTTCGCACCGGATGCAGTGATCGACCTGCTGGCATCCATGACGGAGGCAGCATGAACAACCTTGAACGCTTGGCCTGCGCTATGGGCTACCCCGGCATCACGCTGGAGTTTCTGCAGGACATGACGCTGCAAGGGCCGGGGGCGTTCTCCCGGCTGGCGGCGCAGCACCATCTGTCCGACTTCGTAGCGCGGGAGGCGAAGAGCGAGTACGACGACCTGATGGCCCAAGGGCGGGCGATGTTCGCCCCCATGAGGGCAGACCCGTCCTGACGTCGCTGCGTTCGCTGTAGGGCCGGGAAACCGGTCCTATGATGGGGAAGGGCCGGTCCACGTTGGAGTGAACCGGCCCTTCGTTTTTGCGCCGGTTTGCGGACCGGAGCGTACTGCTTCTCTAGGAGCCACCCAGAGAGTGAACCCAGAGTACCGTTGTCCGCGGCCATCCGTCAAGGTGTCCAGCGGTGTTATCCGTTGTCATGTTGCGTCCTACGCTGCGACGTCCTGTGCGCTCACCAGCACCGGCAGCACCACCCAATCCTCCGCCAGCATGTCCGTCTGGCTACAGAGCCACGGCACGCACTGGCCGTCCGCCGTCTTCATATCAACGTGGGCGTGGTACTTGATCAGCGTCCCCCGTGGGTAGATGCCCAGCAGGGGCTGGCGCGATACGTGAAACTCGCTCCCCGGCACCAAGTACAGAAACATCCCCTTCCCGTTCCACCCCGAGCGCGCCACGCGCGCTCCCCGCTTCAAGGCCAGCAGGGCACCCGAGAAGTCCATCGGGCCAACGTCGCTCTGTACCTTCTTCACCCCCAGCTTACCCTTCACACGCACAGTCGTTGTCATGTTTTCCCCAAGGTTATCAATCCTTTAACCCACAGATGGGCCACCGTCACGACCACGAACTCAAACTGCTCGCCGTACTTCTCTTCCCACGCCACGCGGTCGGCGTGGAGTTCCATGTGATGCGGGTGACAGAGCGGGATGCACCAGATGTCCGGAGCCTTGGTCCCCGAGCCTCTGTAGCCCACGCCATGCGGGTGGTGCGGGTCCGACGGGCCGGGTGCATCACAGACGGCGCACGGTAGCTGGCGCACCAGCGCCATGTACGGCTCCGAGCGCACCGCGGCGTAGCCGGCCTTGAGCGCCTCGCGGAACGACAGCCCCGGCGGGATCGGTTTCATCGCGGGTGGCCGTTGATGCCGCGCTTCACCGGCTGCATGACAGGCGCGGGGTCGCTGCCCACGATGCCGGCGTCGATCAGCGCCTGCAGGCCGGCAATCGCCGCGGCCTCCGCATCCGTGTATTCCGCCTTCAGCCCCTCGCTTTGCCACCAGTCCAAGCACGACCGCAGGAACGGGACGTAGAACAGACCGCTGGTCGCCAACAGACGCATCAGGGAGTCCGGCACCACCCGGAACGTCGCCACCCCGTCGTCAGGGGTTGAGAGGTCGCACACGCTGACGTTGGTCGAACCGAACGCGCGGCACGCCATCGGCCTTGCCGAGTAGACGATGCAGCGGTTGCTCTCCGACAGGAAGGGGCAGGGCACATCGGCTTGTCTGTAAGCGTCCGGGTCCATCCCGTCCGTGAGCGCCACGACGTACTTGAGGCGCTCCAGAATCTCCGCGCGCTGGTCCCGCGTGAAGCGGTCGCCGTAGCGGATGTACTCGACGACGTCCACGATTTCGTGCGGCAGCGCGGTGACCTGCAGCTTGCAGCAGTGGGCGCAGCCTTCCTTGCAGGCCAGCCCCTCGACCTCGTTCAGCCGCTCGTCGATCTGTTGGTGGATCGTCGGGACGATGCCTTGCCAGTCGCGCTGGGTGTCCAGCAACTCGCCGCGGGAGTAGAACCGAATCTGTTGCATCACACCCTTCGCTCGTTGGCGCACTTGGTGCGGAAGACGTCGATCACCGTCTCCGCGAACGTCCACGTATAGCGCAGCCTCTGTTCTTCCGAGGACGCGGTCTGGAACGCACCCAGTGCCGATCTGTATTGCTCGCTGGCGCGGGCCTCACGTTCCTGTACGTGCGCCGGCTCTGCCTTCCACTTCGCTTTCTGTTCCGCCTCGACCGACTTGATCCACTGTTCCAAGTGTTGTCGGTTGGCTATGGCTTGGGCCAGCGCGCCCGTGTTGCTCCCCATCCACGACAGCGCCTGCTCCACCAGTTCTTCTGTGGGGTTGAGGCGCTTGTCACCGAACACGCTGGCTTCTTCCATCAGCGCACCAGCTTGATCAACTCACCTGCGCTTCCCAGCAGGAAGGCCAGCAGCCCGCAGAAGAACATGATGCGTCCGATTTCCTGCAGCTTCGGGTTGGCACAGAGCGCGTACATCAGCACCCCGATCAACGCCACCAGCAACGTCAGTCCGATAATCATGCTGTCTCCTTAGAGTTCCACTTCCCTGCAAGCCCAACCGGCCTTCAGCTTGCGCCAGCCGTGAACGGCGACCTTCATGCCGCTCTCGACAACGCGAGGATACAGAGGGCTGTCCGCGATCTTGGTGACGCGCTTGGAGAGGTTGGATCCGCTCGTTGTCTGCACCAGCAGGATCTCCCCCTTGCGGAGCGCCAACAGATCACCGAACCCGAACAGATCCTGCCGGATCCCGAACGGGCCGGCGTGCGGATTGAACTTCTCGACTATGGCGGTGGTGTACCCACGCGTCTTTAGGAGGGCGATGCTTCTCTGTGTCGGACTTAGTGCCACGGTGGCTCCGGCTGCGGCTGACGGCGCTAAGTCTGCTTGGCTCCCTTGGGGACTGTCAACAGAACTTCGTGGAACTTGACCAGCCCGAGGACGCCCGCGGCAAATCCGATACGAAACTGCCGGCGAGCCTCGTCGTCAGGGTCCATCTGTTTCCCCATCATCACCGCCTCGACGACGTCGATGGCCGCTTGGGTGGCAGCTTCGGATGGACGCTCGCTACGACTCCGGGGGGTGACCGCTTCCCGATTTCCTTCCCGTTCTCGCTCAACCACTTGACCCTCACTTCCCCGAAGACTCGACGGAACTCGTCGATGATTTTAGCGTTCTCTGGAAACTCTGCCCGCAGGCGCTCACGCTGACTTTCTGTTGCCATACTTGGCCTCCGCGGCTTTGGCTTTGGCCCACCGAATCTGTGCGGCGAGCAGGTCGTTGAGGACGTCCGGCGTCGGGGTGGCCTGATACCACTTCATGTCCCGCTGGGGCCACACGCCGAACCGCTCCCGGTACTTGTGCGCGACCCAGCCGTTGGCGTAGCCCTTGCTCAAGCAGACCGCGATCAGCGACGAGTAGTACCGCTGGCGTTCCGGCAGCGGCGGCACGATGCGTTGCAACTCATGCAGCGAGCCTTCCCGCTGGTTGATATCGAACAGAGGCTTCGGCGGCTCGTAGCCGCAGGCGTTGCAGGGGCTGGGTTTGCGGCGGGTGACGGCCTTGCACTGCGGGCAGGTATGCAGCTTCGGCGGGGCGTCCTTCTTCTTCGTCTTCGGTAGCCCCATGTCCAAGGTCAAGGGCAACTCGTCTGTAGGGAACCCCAGCAACTCCACCGTGCTGCTGTGATCCAGCACCAGTGCCGACTCCTTGCCCGGCGCGGGTCGGAGGACGCGTCCCACCATCTGGAGGTAGCGGATCAGGCTCTGTGTTGGCCGGGCCAGCACCATGCACTCAAGGTCCGGCAGGTCGAAGCCTTCCGCGAGAACGGCGCAGTTGCTCACCACCCGCGTGGTGCCGGCGCGCAGGCGGTCGAGGATTTCCTTCCGCTCTGTTGCCCCGGTGTAGCAGTCGATGTGTTCCGCTGTGATGCGACGGAAGTTGAACTGCGCGGTGATGTGCTTGCTGTGATCGATGCTGGTGGCGAAGACGATGGTGCGTCCGTTGTTGGCGCGAGCCAGCCACTCGTCCACGATGTTGCCCACCAACACAGCCTTGTCCATCGCAACTTCAAGCTGGCCTTCGTGATACTCGCCAGCGACGATGCTGACGTCGGACAGGTCGGGGCGATCCGGTGCGTAGAACTTCGCCGGGACCAGCCAGCCTTTCTCTGTGAGGTCGCTCACCGTGACGGTGTGGATGAGGCGGTCGAACACCTTACCGAGGCCGCGGCTGAACGGTGTGGCAGTGAGTCCCCACACCGGGACGGTGGGGTTCGCAGCGAGGTAGTCCTTGTACGTCTGTGCGATTGCGCCGTGCGCCTCGTCGATCACGATGGCGCTACAGACCGGGGTCAGCTTGCGCTTGTTCAGCGTCTGGATGCTGGCGATCTGGAACGGCTGCGTGCTGTCGGTCTTCGGGTGCTTCGCTTGGATGACGCCGTGGTTGATGCCGGCAGCGAGGAAGCGGTTGCTGGTCTGCTGGATCAACTCGATCCGGTTGGCGATCCACACCACCGAGTCACCGAGGTTCAACAGCGCCTCGACCAGCTTGATCCCGATTTCCGTCTTGCCCCCGCCGGTCGGCAGGTACATGCACGTCCTCTGTTCTGTGCCTTCTGTGGAACACGTCAGCAGGTCCGTCTGGTAATCCCGCAGCGTGACGTTGCTGCGTATCTTTCCATCGTCGTGCAGCATGGTGGCTCCTATGATCCCCGTGGTACGGCACGGTCCGACGCCCTTATATCGTCCCGACCGAGCGAGGGAGTGGCATCCCAAAACCTCTGCCACGCCGCGACGAGGCGCGGACGCAGCATGATTTCGGGTGGTCAATCGTCCGTCGGTCGGTCGGTCGCTACACCCACTTGGTCCGTGTATCCGTCCAAGTTCTGCGGCTTTCCCCGTGATTACCGGGTTCGTAGAACGGCCCGCAGCGTGGCCCCCGGCAATCCACCAACTTGACGTCGGTGCTGGGTTCCACAACACACCCCGTTTGCGCCACTACAGTCTTCTGTGCGCCCATCCAACGGCAACCAGAACGGCTATTGACGCCCCTTCACCACTATCCCCCTCGCCGCTTTATGTACTCCACGGACTGTCCAACTTTGGAGGCTTCCTTAGCGTCGGGATTTACGTCGCTTGGTCGATAGACTTTGCCGTCGTACAGATCGCGCGCCGCCCACGCTCGATCACGCGTTGCGGTGCTACGGGGTTGGGTTTGTTGCCGGAGTGGTTGGCGAGGCCATGACCGAATCGTATGTCCTCTGGCGGACAGATTGCAACCCCTTTTGTAAGTCGTTGAAGACACATGGCTTCTTCACCCTATAATCCTTGTGCAACAAGTGTTGACAGGATCCTACGCCCCGTGGGACTATACGTTTGCAGTCCCGTTTCATAACTTTTGGAGCCATCCATGACCGACGAAACGTCAGTCGAATCAGTACCTTTGTCGCCTGTTCAGCCCGCCGTGGTAGTCGAGCCGGCCATCCGGGTAGACGAGTCCACCCCGCAGTTGGTGACGTCCCCCACCATAGGGAAGCTGGCCGCAGCACTGGCCCGCGTACAGAAGGCGCTCAAGCAACCGCGCAAGCAGGCGGACAACCCGTTCTTCAAGTCGAAGTACGCCGACCTGCACGAAGTGTGGTCCGCGGCGTCCGGCCTGCTGGCGGACGAGGGCGTAGCCGTTATCCAGTCCCCCTCGTTCTCGACGTCCGAGTTGAAGGGCAAGGTGATAGGCGTGATCACCATCAGCACGACCATCGTGCATGGCGAGTCCGGCGAGTGGATGACCAACGTCCTCCGGGGAACGTCCGAGAACATCGGACCGCAGGCAATCGGTAGTGCAATCAGCTACTTCCGTCGCTACAGCCTGCAGCCCATGCTCATGCTGACCCCTGACGACGGGTCTGACGATGATGGCGAGCGCGCCGAGGGCCGCACCGCGGTGCCGGCAGAAGAGAAGATGAGCGCGGACGACGTCACGAAGCACACCAACGCGATCAAGGCGGCGATGACCGTGCCGGCGCTGGAGACGGCGTACAAGGCCATCCCGGAGATTCACCGCAAGGCGTTCAACAAGCTGGTGGGTGCCCGCAAGTGGGTGCTGGAAGCCAAGCCGCTGGGACCGCCCCTGACCAATCCCGAGGAAGCCAATCCCCCCGGCGATTCCGCCAGCGCCCGTCCTGACGAGGGCTGATGGAACAGCGAACGCAGGAGTGGTTCGATGCGCGAGCGGGCAAGATGACCTGCTCGCGCATGGGCGAGGCTGTCGGGCTGATCGGCTCGCGTCGGCGTCTGTGGCGCGAGTTGACCGGCAGGGAGGGCGGCGTCGTCGCCAACGCCCGCATGACCGACGGCATCAACTGCGAGCAGATCGCGGTGGCTCTGTACGAGCAGGTCCGGCGCACCACGGTGCTGCCGGCAGGCTTCGTCACCCACCCGAGTCTGCCGTGGATCGGCGGCTCGCCGGATGGACTGGTGAAGGCGTTTGAGTATCACGCCGGGGCCGAGGGCGGGCTGGAAGTGAAGTGCCCCGTCAACATGTACTTCATCATCCCCGAGTACTACATGCCACAGATACAGGGGCTGATGGAAGTCTGTGATCTTGGCTGGTGGGACTTCATGGCGTGGACGCCGGACAGCTACGCGATCACCCGCGTGTACCGGTCGCAATCGTACTGGCAGGCTCTGTACGAAGCGATCAGCGATTTCTGGACGTACGTCGATGCTGACGTCGAGCCACCGATTTTCAAGCGTGGTCACAAGCCGCGCATCACTGCAGCACTCGTCCGTACGAGGCTGCTTCACAAGGAGAAGTAGACATGGCAGGAGTTACGCACTGGGTCAAAACCAAGTCCGGCGACAGCTACACCGACCGCGGCGGACAGGAGAAGGAAAGCTACATCACGGTGGGTCGCATGATCGAGAACGCGAAGGGCAGCAAGATCATCGTCCTCGACGCGATCCCGTTCGCGTGGTTCGGTGCCGGCAAGCCGGTCGCTCTGTACCTGCAGCCGAAGGACGAACCTAAACCCGCAGCACAGAGCGCCGCACCCGAGAAGCCGAAGCAGGGCGACTTGGATGACGACATCCCGTTCTAGGAGGCAGCATGACCCCGCGTCAGATTCTGTTGAAGAAGTTCGGGGATCAGACGGCCATCGCAGAAGCCGCCGGCTGTACGCGGCAGGCGGTGAGCATCGCTTTCAAGCGTGGACGTCTGTCCTTCCAGTTGGCTTCCATCCTCGCCAAGCGGATGCGGATTCCGGTCAACGCGCTGCTCACGCAGTGGGTGCCGGATACCAATCGCAGGGCGAAGCAATCGGCGCACGTTAAGCGCCGGCTGCGCGCCGTGGAGCCACGCCCATGACCTACCACCTGCGGGACCGAGTCGGGAAGAAGCCACAGAAGACCGTGTGCGGCTGGAACGGCTCGCGCATCACCGGGGGCATCAGCGTGGAAGACCTGCTGGTTGCCAACGATGCCTGCCCGCGGTGTCTGGAGTGGGTCGTCGAGCAGGGCCAGCTTGCGGCAGCGCGGCTGGAAACCATGAACCAACCCAAGGAGCCACAAGCATGACCAGCAAGGTGAAACCGAAGATCTACTCCGTCTGGCTGAACAACCGGAAGCAGGCGGACGGCGCGCCGGATCTGTTGATCCGGGCACAGACCAAGCAGGGGGCCGTAGCGCACGCCGCGGCCAAGACCATCACCTGCGAGTACGCCGACCAGCACACTCTGTACGAGGCAACCAAGGCCGGCGTCACCCGCATCGACGTCGCCGCGGATGCCAAGCAGGAACTGTTGCCGGGCGTCGAGGCAGTTGCGACGGCGTAACGCCGGGAAGTAAGATCGGCGGGGTGGTTGACACCAACCGCCCTGCCGAGTCCCTTACATAGGAGCAGCCGTGGCGAAGACAGCGCAACAGAAGCGGTCCGACGCGATCTACGAAGCCAAGCCGGAACAGATCGCCAATCGGGTGAAGCGCAACGCGGCGCGCCGGGAGGCGATGAAGGCCGGCGTCGTCCACAAGGGCGACGGCAAGGAAGTCGATCACAAGACGCCGCTGATTGCTGGCGGCGGTAACGCGAAGTCCAACCTGCAGGCCATCCCCGCTGCACAGAACCGCGGCTGGCGGAAGGGCAAGAAAGGAAAGGCACTCCCGACATGAAAGCCGCCAAACAGAAGCCAGCGTTCCGGAAGCACAACACGTTCTCGCCCAAGTGCTGGTGCAAGCCGAAGTGGGACAAGGTATGCCCAACGGTGCTGATCCACAACGCCCAACGCGGATGCAGCTAATCCGCTGCCGGCTCTGTCCGTACGCGTTCTACACGGTGGACGAAGCCAACCAGCACATGCTGGACGCCCACCCCGCTTTCATACCAAAACCGCTGGCAGTGGCGGTCCATGAGGCGATATACTGTCAACGTTCGTTGTAGTATCGGAGCCACCCACCACAGGAGAGTAGTCATGGCTATGACCGTAGCTGTAGAACGCATCAGCCCCGCCAAGGCTGTCAAGATGCTGAACAAGAACACCTGCAATCGCCACCTGCGAAGCGGGGTCGTAGAGCGGTACGCCGCGGACATGAAGTCGGGTCACTGGACCGAGTGTACCGAGTCGATTTCGTTCTACGACAACGGCGAGATTGCGGACGGCCAGCATCGTCTGTTCGCCATCATCGAGTCGGGCACCACGCAGACGTTCATCGTCGCCCGTGGCGTTGCCCGCAAGGCCGGCTTGAACATCAACGTCGGACTGAACCGCAACATCGTGGACAACGCCCGCATCAGTGGCGTGAACGGCGACCTGACCAACGCCGTCGTCGCGATCACCCGTGCTATCGAAACCGGCAATCGCAGCAGCCGCGGCGACGTCACCACGAACCATCTGAAGCTGCAGATCGTGGAGCGCCACAACGAGGCCGCACGCTGGGTGCTGGCTCACCCGCCGGTTGGTCGCACCTTCGCCCACTCGCTGGTACAGAGCGCCATCGGACGCGCTTGGTACTACGAGAAGGACAAGGAGCGGCTGGCGCAGTTTTCGGAAGTCTTGAGCCGCGGCTTCATGCAGGACGAGGGCGATAGCGCCGCCGTCGCGATCCGCAACCATCTGTTGTCGGTGGCCGAGACTGGCTTCGGCCAGCGCGAAGTCTGGCAGGACGTTTTCTTCAAGGTACAGAACGCGATCAAGTACTTCATGCGGAAGCGCCCCATGAAGATCGTCCGGTCGGTGAAGGACGAGGCGTATCCGCTGCCGAAACAGTTCGCTGACAATCCGGTGGTCATCGCTCACCAGCCCGAGAAGGAGGCGGCGTGATGCAACCCTCCAATCCCGAGAAGTACGACGCGTCGCTGGAGGCGCTGAACAAGGTCAAGACTCTGTTGGCCCCGACCTGTACCGCTGCGGTGGTGGCGGTCAGGCAGTATCGTGAAACGCCGAAGACGCAGCACGGCGACACGTACAACACGGATCGCGTGGTAGCCGAGGCACTGGCGCGAGCCGCGGAGCATGTCGAGGCCGCGGCGCACATCGCGGTCTGTACCCAGCGATTCCTCAAGGGCGACATGACCTACGAAGAGTTCGGCATCACCCCCTGCTTCCAGAGACGGCTGGTGCAGCGATGAGCCTGCCCATCGCGGAGAACGTGCTGCGCTTTATGACCGCCTGCCAGCATGTGCAATCGCCGGAAACGTTCCATCTGTACATGAAGCTGGTGAAGGAAGAGTACGCCGAGACGATGGACGCGTACCACTCCCGCCGCGCCGGCCTGACCGAGGGCGAGTCGGTGGTGATGCTGGACGCCACGCTGGACGGCCTGCTCGACTTGGTGTGGGTGGCGATGGGTGCGTTGCACGCGAGCGGCGTGGACGTCGCCAAGATGTGGGACGAAGTGTCGCGCGCCAATCTGGCGAAGATCGATACCGAGACTGGGTTCGTCCGGAAGCGCGAGGATGGCAAGACGCTGAAGCCGCACAACTGGGATCCTCCCAACAACCGGCTCACCATCCTCCACGCGCTGATCGATCAGGAGAAGATGGCGTACTTCTACCTCTGTAAGCCGACCGAGGCGTGACGGCACAGAAGACCTGCAGCAACTGCCGGCTCCCCAGTACGAAGGGGCGCTGGTGGAAAACACGGGACGGGAAGCGGTGGCTCTGTGCCCGCTGCTCCCGGATCCGCACAGAGCGTCGCAAGCAGGCCCGCGACAGACTCACCAAAACGGGAGCCACAGATGGGAAAGATGCTGCATGACGAGAAGTTCAAGTACGTCGATTATCACCACACGAACCTGCAGCAGACCTTCGCTCGCATCCGCGCGCAGCGCCGCGCCGCCGAGAAGGAGCAGGAGCGCAAGGACGCCGCCGCGGTAGCTGGGCTGCACGTTCTGTACCCCAACCTGCCGCGGGTGGTGAAGTGAGCAACGACAGGTACGCGTTCCCTGCCGGCGAACGCTTCATCCCGTTCACTCCGGCGGGCAGCATCATCCTCGATTGCGCCGCGCCCACAGAGGACAAGGCGTGGGCCAAGCTGCTGAAGGCCGCGGCACACATGCCGTACCCCGACAAGGCAGCGTTCGTGCGCCGCGGCTACACCGTTGAGGATTCGTGGAAGTGGGTGGAAAAAAAGTGATCCTCGACGAACCGAACCGGAAGTGGGCCTGCAAGAACTGCGATTGGCGTGGCGTACAGAGCAGCATCCTGCGTGCCGCCAACCCGTTCGACGCCGGCGACATCCTCTGTGGTTGCCCCCAGTGCAAGAGCGTGGACAGCTTCACCGAAATCTGTGACGAGCCGCGCTGCGAGAAGGAGGCCACCTGTGGGTGGAAACCGAAGGACGCGCCCTACAGACGGACCTGCCATGTTCACATGGGTGAGCATGACTACGGGCCATCCACATGAGGGTCACCATGCGCGCGTACGAGTTGAGCATCGCGTACTTGGTTGCCGGCCTGCGCCAGAGCCAGAACCTGCTTCGCAACACGACTCCCGATTGGGGTAGCAGCAACGATTGCTGGGACTCCAACGTCGTCGGCTGCATCGGGGAGATGGCGCTCGCGAAGGCGCTCGACAAGTTCTGGAGCGGCAGCGTGGGCGACTATGGGGCCAAGGACGTCGGCGGCTTCCAAGTGCGCGCCAGCGAGGGCACAGACGGGCTGCGGATTCGCCAACGCGACAAGGACGAGGATCTGTTCTTCCACGCCAAGATCGCCGGCATGTACGTCTACATCTTCGGCCCCATGACGGCGGGTGAGGCCAAGCGCATCGGCGTGCCGCGGTTCAACCAGTGGTACGTGCCGCTCAACCTGCTGCCGATCTACCTTCCCGGCCAGACGCGCGACTGAAAAGGAAAGGGCGGCTTGCGCCGCCCGATCCAAGGCCCGTGGTGGACTTCTACGCGCGACGGAGACGTACCACCCCCAGCCCAAGCAGTGCAACGCCCAGCAGGGCGATTGTGGCCGGTTCCGGCACCGTGATCAGCGGCGCGCCGGTCACCGCGGCCCACTCTTCGAAGCCATCCCCCGCCGAGTTGATTGCCCCGAAGGCGGTCGAGAACAGGATCCGCGAGTCGGGAGCGAGGCCCGCGAACGCCGACGTCGGGATGAGGAACGACAGGTCGTAGCCGATCCCGCTGCCGGCGAACAGGTTGTAGTCGAGGATCAGGTTGTTGGTCGGTCCCAGCGCGTACACCAACTGCAAGTTCGGCAACAGATCGAGGTCAGCCAGCGACGTCACGTTGGTGCTGTTCAGCATGAACGTCGAGGACTCGCTGCCATCCGTGCCTTGCCGGCCCCAAATCCGCAGCGTGTCGAGCGACAGCAACGATTCGGTGCCGCCGTTCGGCTCGTTGATGTCCAGCAGGAACGTGTAGTACGACGTCCCGCCGATGGTCACGGACACCAGTTGGTTCAGCAGGAACGTCGTGGTGAACGTGTTCTGGTTGTCGCGCTTGTCGTCGAGCGGCAGGGTGGCGCTGTTCGGGTCGTCTGTGGAGACGCCGCCCTCCGTGCCGTTGGCCTGCGTGGTGAGGAACGGTGAGATCACGCCGCTGCCGATATTGGTCAGGTTCGCCGGGTTGGTGAACAGAGCGTTGCCCCCGGTGGTATCGGTGGCGAACGTGCAGGTGGAGCCAATCGAACCCAGCGCACAGAGGGTGGCGAACGCCGGGCTGGCAAGCATCGCCAGCGCGGCGGCGAGCAGGAGTTTCTTCATGGTGGTTCCTTCCGGGGGATGTAGCCTTACAGAAGCAAGAGGCGAGCCGTGCTATGAAATCATGCAGTTAGCCATGAACGTGTCCTCGCTCTGTAAGGCTTTTCGACGGCGGTGCCAGATCCTGCGCTCGCGCCGCCGGGATGCTGGGGTTTGCAGCGAGCGCCTGTGTTCGGCGTGCAGTTCGGTGTGGCAGCGGCGACAGAGCCAGACGACCTCCAGCCACATGTCCTCTGCGTACGACACATGGTGGGCCTGCACGTAACGCTGGTTGCACTCCGGCACGGCACAGACCGGCCACGGGACGAGCGTACCGGCGCGCACGGCGGCGCGCACGGCCACGACTGCAAGCACGACGCCCCCGGCGCGCACGGCTCCTACCAGCGCGCTCGCGCTTCGTTGTACGCCTTCAGCATCCGGTTGTTCAGTTCCATCACGCGGGTGTCGATCTTGGTCTTCTCGGCGGACGCGTCGGCCACCTTCACCTTGCCGTCGATGATGCCGGCCTTGCGCTTCTGTAGATCCCCGATCTGTTTACCGTAGACGGTGAACCCGGCAGCGACACCGGCCCAGCCCGGATGTTCCTTCGCCAGCGCCGCCCGCTGCTCTGGAGAACCGTTCTTCTGGACGTTCATGTACTCGCCAATCTCCTGCTTGGCCTTGTCGAGTTCCTCGTAGACGCGGCCCTTGTTCACATCGGAGACGACGCGGCGTGCCACCGGCCAGTCCTTCACCTCTGTTGGCTCACCGGCCTCCAGCTTCATCGCGGTGGACGCGGTGCGCGCCAGCGACGTCGGCACGCCGGGGAAGTAGCTGCCGGCGAAGTAGTCGATGGTGTCGGGGTTGATGTCGATCCCGCCCGACTCCGCGGCGCTGCCCAGCGTCAGCGAGTTGAGGCCGCTGGCGACCGCCTTGGACAGCGCGGTGGCCCCCATGCTGCCCATCTGTGAGGCCGGCTGCTTCGGGCCGAAGCGGGTGTCCTGCTCGCGCCGGATCTGTGAGCCGTAGCGGTTCTCGTTCATGGCGAGGCCCAGCGCCGGCTGCATCACCGTCGGAGCCACCTGCTTGACCGCCCAGCCCCACGCCGACTTGGAGTCAGCGCCGCCGACCGGATTGAACGCGTTGCTCGCCGCCTTCATGCCCGACCACGCCGATCCCATCGGGGAGCGACCGAAGAACGCGTCGGCAAGGAAGTTCCCCATCGCGTAGAACGCGTTCCAGCCGTACGGCAGCGGGATCTTCGGGCCGTGCGTGAACGGGATGATGTTGGTGGCGCGGTCCCACTCCGACAACTGCTGGTAGTCGGGGATGCCGTTCTTGTCGTCGTCGCCCCCGGCGTTGCCGGTCATCCCAGCGATGAATCCCAGAGCGAACAGAGACGTCGCGACGGCCTTCCCTTGCGGCGTCTGGACGGCCTGCCACAGGCGAGCGGTGCCTTGCACGGCGGGGTTGAAGAACAGGTACGCCGCCGACAGAGCGTTGCTCGCGCCCTTGCGATTGAAGTTGACGGTGAGGTTCTTGGCATAGTCCGCGGCGTCGGCCTTCGACCAGCCGGCTTCGACCAGCGCCTTGTAGGTGATCACGCGCGGCGCGGCTTCCACCGATTCGTTGGCGTCCTTCAGCCACGTCACCATCCGATCAGCCAGCGTGCCTCTGTAGATGCTGTCGATCTTGCCCTTGGTGCCGCGACCGGTGACGCGATCTTCCATCGCGATCAGCTTGTTGGCGCGATCCTCGATGTTCTCCAGCGAGAAGAACTTGGTGATGCCGCCGGCCTTCTCCAGTTCCTTGTACCAGACGCCAAGACCCGCCGGGTGGGTGGGATCCGTGATCGCTCTGTAGATCTCCTTGTGCGGCAGCGCGAGCAGTTCCTTCATCACCTTCTTGCTGATGCCGGGCGGCAGCTTGCTGTCGGACAGGATGTTGAAATACGCCGTCTGTGCGTCGCGCGCTGCGTTGACAAGTCCCCACTCCGGGTTCAGCGACGTCATCATCATCGCCATCAGCCGGTTGTATTTCCGCAGCCCCTCCAACAGAGCGTTGCTGCCCTTGTGGCCGGCACCGACCAGCGCGTGCGCGAACGAGTCGTCCTTCAACTCGATCTTGATCGGCTCGCCGTTCTGATAGGCGACGACCATGTTCGGGTTGTTGAACTGGTTGTCGGCTTGGTAGCGGATCGTGCCCGTCTGTGGATCGAACACCTGCCGCACCTTCATCGGGTTCACCGTCCAGAACTTCGGATCCGGGTGATCCTCCGCCAGCTTGGCGAGCGACAGAGAGACGTCGTTCTTGCCGGCGCGGACGATCTTCGCTTCGGCGTCGAGCAGCATGTGCGAGATCGTGTGCTGCGACTCCTTGTCGCGTCCCAGTGCGTACTTCAACAGAGACGCACGTCCAGAGAAGCCGGTGCCGATTCCGAAGCCACCAGAGATCTCACGGGTGTCGTCACCGACCTCGTCGTCGAGTCCCTTCATCGGACGGAAGTGCTGGTACGAGCGCAGCCCCGCCGCGACGTCGTGGGAGATCAGCCCCGACTTCTCCATGAGATCGACCTTGAACGTGGAGATGTCGTCCGCGATCTGGCCGATCTGTTGGAGTTCGGCGGCGTACGGCACGGTGGCATAGAACGCCAGCCGGTCGTTCGCTTCCTTGGTGGGGATGCCGGAGCCGGACAGCTTCTTGCCGCCGGTCCGCTGCTCGATCATCTTGTTCCGTTCCTCGGCGTGCTGGGCGCGCAGGAAGGACTCGATATCCTTCAGCGTGGCACCCTTCTTCATCGCCTCGGCCATCTTCTTTTCCAGCGGCTCGACGTACACGCGCCGGAACTCGTCCATCGCCGCTCCGGTGATCCCGTGGTACAGAGTCACCTTCTGGTAGACGTTGTTGCTGGCGTCGATGTGTCCGCCCTTGCGGACGATATCCTGCTGGATCCCCAGCACGTCGATGTACGCATCCTGAAACGCGCGGACCAGCGCGCGGCGCGCATCCGGACCCTTGCCGCGGAGTCCGACCGTTTCCAGAACCTTGTCCACCGCCTTGGTGAAGCGGTTGTTGGCCGGCACCGCGGTGGCATCGATGTCGTACAGAGCGTCGGGACCACGCGACCACGCGTCGTGCTGCCCCTGCATCAGCGGCGATGCCTTGCGCCGGACCAGACGTACCCCCGGCTCGCGCAGCATGTTCAGCGCCGCCGCGGTATCGGCAGCGCCGTGTTCGCTGAAGTCGTCGCGGATATCCCCGCCAGCAATCCCCTTGTAGACGACCCACTGCTGGTTGGGCACGTTGAACGTCGCCATGCCGACCACGGTGTCGCCCTTCATGGCGTACACCTCGACCGGGTTCAACATGTCCTTGCGGGAGTACTGAACCCGCGGCGCTCTGTAGTCGGGAGCCTCGGCGTCGGCGTACGTCCACTCCGGCAGCACCCCGACCTTCTGGTCGGCGTAGACGGTGTTGGCACCGCTGGCGGTTCTGTTGGCCTCGGCGTGCGGGCCGAAGTTGACCCATGAGTTCTGCCCGCGCGTCTCCGCGGTGAGCGCCGGCAGCGCGGCGCGCGAGAACATCGCTGCGTGCTGCCGCCATGCGTTGTCCTCGCCCTCGGCGCGGAATCCGATCCCTTCCTTCACATGGCCGAAGTAGTCGTGGACGATGCGGAACAGATCGTTGACGCGCACCGGCAGGCCGGAGATCTTCTCGCCGGGAACCACCGCCAACAGAGGATTGTCAGCGACATCCGCGTCGCCGCTGCCGAAGCCGGCATCGGTGGGGTAGACCCACAGGTGGTTGTTCTGTGTGACGTCGAGGATGGCGTTGCGCGGGTTGCCGTACGGATCAACCCCGGCCAGCATGAACTCGACCTTGAGGCCGGTCGCCTTGACGGCCTTCCACTGCGCGATGGTTTCCTTCGCCAGCGCGTCGTACGACTCCCTGACGACAGGATCGTCCGGAGCGTGCGCCATCGTCTGGAACGCATCAGCGATGCGCCGGCCACGGGCGCGGTCTAGCTTCTCGTAGGCAGGGCGCTGATGCTCCATCCCCACCTTCGCCATGTACGCCTCGGCGGCGCGGATGGCGGGTGCGTGTGGCCCGAAGGTGACTAGCTGGTCACCGACCCTTACTCGCTCGGGGAGTCCTTGGATCGCGTCAGGGCCAGTATCCGCCCCGCGTGCTGCATCCACTGGTTGTACGCCTCGTCGAACTCTTCCGGCGTCGGGAAGTCCGCCTGCTTCGGCTTGCTCGCTTCCAACGCTGCTCGCCGCTGCTCGGGAGTACTGGACGCGATTGCCTGCGGCGTTGCCTCCGTAGCCGGCGGCGAGTGCGTCGATTTCGCGGCGCTTACCGTCAAGCCACGGGAGTAGATCGGATCGTCCGGCGGCAACGAGCCGCGATCTGTAATCTTCACCGTTGGGACTCCTTTTCCAGTCGTTGGTATGGAAACGAGCGTGGGTGTTGAACTCCCCGATCTCCGCTTCGTTGTCCATGCCCTCGCCAACCTTGGCGATAGCGTCCCTGATTATGCCCTTGAACTTGTTGTTCGGGACGATCTTCTTACCCTTCTTCGGGTGGTCGTCACCATGTGTTGCGGTATTGACGAAGAAGATCTCGTTGCCGTCGCGGGTCAACTCGATGTTGTCGCTCTGTTGGCGGATCTCCGCGTACAGACGATCTTCGAAGTTGGCCGGCAGCTCGCCGCTGAACCGCGCGCTGATGCCGACGTCCTTGCCGCCCTTCTCATGCGGGAGGAACCAGAACACGGCGTCCTGCCGCAACAGATAGCCCAGCGCGTCGGCGTAGACGTTGACCGGCTTCTGGTCGAACGTGCCGGCATCTTCCTCATCGGTGTTGCCCAGCGTCTTGTCTTGGATGACGTACGAGACGAAGTTGGGCGAGCGCACGCCCTCCCACGTTCCGGTGGTGCCGCTCGGCATCGAGTGCAACGGCAGGCCAGCCAGATTCATCAACTCATCGCGCCCGGTCGCCGGGTCTGTAAGCGTGGCGCGGATGATGTCGCTGAACTCGCGCAGGTTGTTCTGGCTCATCGTCCGGGTGAACGGCCAGAGGTCGAGTTTCTCTGATGGCCGCACCTCGTACAGAACGCGGGCCTGCGCCTTCTCAAAGTAGTCGCTGTAGTTCAGGGACACCGGCTTCCACGCTTCCACCTTGCGGGTGAACAGAGCGTGCTTCTTTTCCATCGCGGCGGCGAAGTTGGCGTACAGCTTGGCGTCCTCCGGCGCAACGCCGCGGCGCTCGGCCAGCGCACCGTAGATCTGTGCGGCCTGCTTGGCGGTGTCGCGGTCGCTCACCAGCTTTTCGTACACCTCCTTGTTCTTCTCGTACGTCCACAGCACGGCTTGCACCTGCCGCTGCTTCAGCTTCTCGCCGGTCTGTTTTTCCCACGCCTCGGCCACTCTGTGCATCACGTCCTTGCCGTACTCGTACTGCGGCGTGGACATGGAGTTGGCACCGCCGACCTCTTCGTCGTACGAGTGCTTGTAGCCGAAGACCCGCATCATCCAGCGGTCGAGCGTGGACGCGTTGTCGTAGTGATCTTCCCCGGTGGTGGCGTCCTTCAGGTTCCGGTAGAAGTTCATCAGCTTGTTGTCAACGCCAGCCAGCGAGGTGTCCATCTCCTTCGCGTCGAGAATCTTCTGTGCGCGCGGCGACTGCACGTTCGGGTAGATGCCGGAGTGGATATCCCTGCCGGCCAGCATCTGGTGCATGGCGCGGATGGTGAACGTGGTGTTCGCCCCGACCTGCACACCCTGCGAGTAGTACGCGGTCAGCCGGATCAACGCCTCCTGCAGAGCGGGATCGCCCTTGGTCAGGCGCGCGATATCCTTGCCGGAGTCCTCGTACCAAGTCTTCGACTTCTCCTGCATCGCGAACGGATGCGCCATCAGCCGCGTCAGCTTCTGGACGAGGCGAGCGCGGTCTGTGGGCGTGTTCTTGCCGGCGGGCGCGCCGACGATCTTGCCGGTGCCGGTGATCTTCGGCTGCACTCGATCCAGCGTCTGTTCACGCGTGGCGGCGCGCAGCGCGGCGTCTTCCCGTGCCGACGATTCAGTGCTGGCGCGCGAGTACTGCACCCCCGGCTGCCGGCGGATCTCCGCGATCAGTTCCTTCGGATCGCTGGTGGTCGTGTCGATCTGTTTGCCGCCGGGACTGTCGAGCCGGTTGTACGAGTAGATGAACTCCTTCGGGTCGCCGTGGCGATCCAGTTCATCACCCTCCGCATCGGGATCCTCGTTCTTGCTGATGCCGTACAGAACTCCATCGACGTTGGCGATGGCGTGGTAGTCCTGCCACAGGCTGAACGAGTTGTCGTCGCTGACCCGCTTCACCTTGTCGGACGCCCGCGGCAGCAGGGTCTGCGCCTCGTACAGATTGTAGGCGGGAGCCTTGCCGGGGAAGTCACCGATCTCGGTGTTGTCGCGCGTATCGGGATCCATCGCGCGGATGGCTTTCGCACCCTCGACCACGTTGGTATCCGGCGCGCTGGTGCCGCCCATCGCGGCGCGCGAGTACTTCACGCCGCCGACGATGCGCCGCAGGACGGGGCGAATCGCGTCGCCGGTCGTCCGCATCAGCGCCTTCGGATCGACCAGCACGTCGTTCACCAGTTTCTTCAGTCTGTTGGCGACCTTGTCGTTGAACGCCGATTGGCCGAAGTGGCGCGCGACGATCTCCTGATCGCGTGGCGTCAGGTTCTCCATCCGCTCTGTGATCGCCGGCATCTCGGCCTTCACCAGCGCGGCGATGCTGGCCTTGCGCTCGCGTTCCTTGGCGATGGCGGCAACGCGCTCGGCCTCGGCGGCGTCGGCCTTGGCCTTCTCCTTGGCCTGCGCCTTGGTCACCTTCTCGGTGCGCTTGGCTTCCTCCGACACGCCCTTCTCGGCATCAGCGCGCCACGCCTTGATCTGGTCGTACGCAGCGCCGGCCTTGCCGTCCACCATCTGGCGGATGAAGTAGTTCTTGTGGTCCGCCGACAGGTCGTCGAAGTCGGGATCGTTCTTGGACGCCAGCTTCTCGTCCCACAGAGCGCCAGCTTCGTCCCGCTCCTTGGTGCGCTCCGCTGCGCCGCTGCGCGTCTCGGCAGTGCGGTTGCGCCGCTCCTGCGCGTTGACGTAGTTGAACTCCCGCAGCAACTCGCTTTCGTCGATGTCGCCGGAGCGCCACAGATCGAACATCTCGGTCCAGTACTGCCGGCCTTCTGTGGACAGCTTCGCCCACGGGTAGTGACCCTCGGCCTCGTCGGGTTCGAACTTGGACTCGTAGAACGCGCCGGCCTTGGCCTGCATCTGTGTCGCCGTCTCCGGCTCCGGCTCGGCCTCGCGGAACGCCACGATCAGATCGCGCGCCGCCCGGTGCAGCGCCCGCACGTCCTTGAACAGAGCGTGCTGCTCGGTGCCCTTCACCGCGCCGGGCAGGATGACGTGCATCATCTGCTTCAGCAGGGCGGCGAACTCTTCCATCACCCGGATGACCACGGGCTTCTTCTCGTCGCTGACCGACTTGTACAGAAGCTCCCAGAACTGCGGGTCCATGAACGCTTCGCCCAGAGCGTCGGCGGTGGCCTCGTCTGTAGCGACCGCACCGACCGTGGACTGGGCAGGCCGCGGCTCGCCGCGCGTCTTCGCCTCGCGTTCCATGTGCAGCTTCAGAGCGTGCAGATACTTCGCAAACTCCTTGTTGTCGGTCAGCCCCTTCACTTCATCGATGAAGGTGTTCCACAGCTTCGGGCGCAACTCGCGGATGTTGTGGCCGATCTCATGGCCGATCACCGCCATCGCCGGCTTCTTGGTGTTGATGTTGATGTACACCGTGTCGGGATCACCGGGGATCTTGAACCCGTTGATCGAGTCGGACACTTCCTTCGTCGCCGGGGAGACGAACTGGATCCTCTGCCCCAGCAGTTCCGACAGACGCGCCATCAGCGTCTTGTACCGCTCCGGTGTGTCAACGAACGTTACCGCGTGTTCGATGCCCCAATCACCGGCCAGATGACCGTTGACGTAGGCTTCGCGCTCGGCGTCGGTGGCGTCCTCCGCGATCATCCGCTTGGACGACAGCTTCTTGGCCGCTTGCTTGACCTTTCGGCCCAACGCTTTTACAGATTCGTCACGGGTACGCTGCCCTCCTGCTGCTTTCTTTGCCGGCTCCGTTCCTTTCGGCGGGCTTTCGCTTTCGACTTCCCCTTCTGTTTCGACATCGGCTGCTTCCTTCTGTTGACCCTCGGGTGTGAAATCGTCCTCGACCCGCCGCATGATGTTGACCAGCGCGTCGTTCCGCTTGGTGGCGATGGGCACCACGCTGCCATCGTCGTACTGCTGCTCGGCGCGCACGATCTTGTCGCCCTCGGTCCAGATGTGGACCGACGACGGCTGGCCGTTCGCATCCTCGCCGCGGATGGTGATCGTCGGCTCTACCGCTGCTTGCCCCGCGGGCTTCTTGCCCTTGCCTTTGGCGGCAGGCTTTTCCCCTTCGACGACCGGTTCCACTCCGCTACGTTCACTCCCCGCTTCTCCAGTTCCTTGCGGTGCTGGTTGAAGTACCCCTGCTGCGCCTTCGACTTGAACGGCATCGGCCTTCTCCTTCGCCATGCGTTTGCTGGTGGCCTTCGCCTTGGTGGCGGCGGGCGGCTCTGTGGGAGCAACCAGCGCCGCAGCCTCGTCGGCCACCTTGGCGGTGCGCTCGGCCAGCACCTCGGGGATCGGCTTGATCTCGACCGTGCCGCCCTCCGGCGTCTGTGCAGCGACGGCAGGGACGTTCGGTCCGTCCGGCGTGGTGGCCGCTTCCGCGACGACGTTGCCCGCGGCGTCCTTGGTGCTGACGGCGACCGGCGGCGCGCCGGTAGCGGCGGCGTTGGCGGCGACCGCCGGCTTCCCTTCAGGGATCCCCAGAAACGCCGCCCGCTGCTCGTCTGTAAGCGACTTCGGGCCGGCGATGGTCCGGGCCTTCGCGAGGTCGGTGGTGAGGTACACGCCCTCCGGCTTGGTGACGCGAGCGACCCCCGGCGGCACTGCCGGCATGGCGGTGCCCTTGGCGACGAACACCGAGTTCTTCGGGTTGTTCGGGTTCACCATCGCCTCGATCTGCGCGGCGAGGTCGCCCTGCGGCTCGGGCAGCGTCGCCACAGGCGCTACAGCGGGCGCGGCGGCTCCGGCTGGGGTGGTGACAGGTGCCGGCGCTGCCGGCGCGCCAGCGGGCGGCATGGCGGTCGATACCGGGGCGGTCGGCGTCGTCTCGGCCACCGACGGGATGTTCGGCTGCAGGCCACGGGCCTTCTTCGCCTTCGGGCCGTGCTTGTCGGCCAGCGAGTCGAGATCGCTCTGTACCCGTCCCAGCGTAGCGTAGATGTCGGGCCGCGCGCCGATTGAGTCGAGCGCCTTCTGGGCGTTGCCCACCAGTTCCGCGGCTCCGGCCTTGGCCGACGCGACGTCACCCGCCTTCGCTGCCGCGGTGATCCGCCCAGCCACTGCGTCTGCAGCAGACATGGTGGCGGCGTCTTCATCGGTCAGGTGGCCGTACAGAGCGCGCTGGCGCTCCACCACCTCCCGCGCCGCGTGCAGGGCGTCGTTCTCCTGCTCCGCCGGGGTGGGACCAGCCGGCTGCTCTGTGGCCGGGCCGGGCGTCCGCATCCCGCGGGTGGTGCCTTCACCCGGCATCTGGGGTGGGCTGTAGCCCAACTGGCGTGGCGTCTGTAGCCCGCGGGATCCCGGCGTGATCGCCCCGACGTCCTCTTCCGGAAGCTGATTCGGATCAACCGGTTGCTGCGGCGTGCCCTGCTCGTACGCCTGCTGCTGGGCCTTGTTGCGCCCGCGCGCTCCGGCGATCACGCCAGCGCCGCCGCCGCCGACCGCACCCATCGCCATCGAGTTCACGTAGTCGTGGACGGCATCGACGTCGGTCAGCGTCTGTTGTGCGCCCCACCGCTCGCCCACCGTCTGGATGCCCTCTTCCAGCGTTTCCTTGGTGCCCAGCGCGAGCGCGCCCTTGACGGTGCGACCCACGATGTTCGAACCGTGGCCGGCACCCTCCAGAACCTTGCCCAGCACGCTCATGTCGATGATCGTGCCGACCGCCGACGTGCCCAGCGTTGCCAGCCCGATCCGTCCCAGATCCGGCTTCGGACCGGTGCCGGCCTCATAGTTCTCCTGCGCGGTGCCGTAGATGCTGCCGCCTTCCATCGTCGCTTCCATGCCGAACTTGGCGATGGTCGCGCCGACGACCGCAGCGCCGTACTGCGCGGCCTTCAGCTTGGTGGCTTCGCTGATCGTGCCCTGCGCGATCATCTCGGCGGCTTGGGTCTTGGCGACGTCGGCAGCAACGCCCTTGGCGATCAACTCTTCGGCGGCGATCTGCGCGGCCTTGCGCTCCACCACGCCAGCCACCAGCGTGGTCGCTCCCTTGGTCAACAGAGCCTTGCCGACGATGGCCCCAGCGCCACCGCCCAGCACGAACTGGCCTGCCTGCCCCAGCGTGTAGCCGGCGGCGTAGCCCAGCCAATCCTTGAACGAGCCGTCCTTCGACAGAGCCTTGAAGATGTCGTCGTTCTCGCTCGACATCCCTTCCAGCTTCTTGCTCTCTTCACGGTACTTGTCGAGTCCCCAGTTCTTCAGGGAATCGAGGCCGAACGCGTCGCCGGCATACGCCGCCAGACCAGCGCCGGCCTGCTTGATCTGTTCCACCGACACGTTCAGCCCGCGTCCAGCGGACCGAAGGAAGCCACCCTCTGGCGGGAGCGGCTGGATCGACACCGGCATGTAGCCCTGTGCCTCCAGTTCCAGATCGCGGGCGGACTTCGGCGTCTGTGCGCCGGGCGGCGCGGCTGGCTCGGCGGTCACCGGCATGAAACCCTGCGCGATCAACTCCGCGTTGCGGTCGGCACTGGGCGGGGTCGGCGGTGCAACGGGCGCTGCCGGCACATCGAAGTCGGGCGCTTGCAGGCCGGTCGATTCCGGGGGCGCTGGCGCGCCGCCGTACACCGGCAGGTTCGCACGCGCCGCTTGCGACGTCTGGTAGATCGGGTCGTCGTCTTGGTACAGGCCGAGAGCCATCGTGACGCCCCGTCAGGGTGAAGGCTGGGGTTGCAGACCCCTCTGTGGCTGCGCTGGCGTCGTGGTGGCGCGCGGTACGCTGGCCTTTGCCTTTGCAGCTTCGATCCGCTTCCGCGTTTCCGGGTCCACGTACGGCATCTTCAGCGGCGTGCCGGTCCCCATGTCGAGGAAGTACTTGCCGTCCTTGGTGCGGACGCTGCTGACGTCGCCGCCACGGATGCCCACGATGTACGGCAGCACCCGCGCGAGGTTGGACGAGTCGAACGGCAGGCCGTTTTCCTCCAACATGCCGCGCGCCCAGCCCAGCGACTTGCCGCCTTCGACGCGCGCCGGGTCGTCCGGCGGCGTGGTGGGGCCGATGCCGAGGATCTTCATGCCGGTGTTGACCGCAGCCGTCTCTGTAGCGGTCTTGGCCGCGGCGGTGCGCGCCTCCAACTGGCCGGTCTTGTACTCCTGATTCGACTCGGCCTGCGTGACGTACGCCTTGGTGCGGGCGCTGCGCTCTTCGTCGCCGGCCTTGTGTTCGCGGATCGTCTCCGTGAGCGTGTCGGCGGCGTGCTTCTCGTCGGCCATGCGCTTCTTGTCCTGCGAGACGAACTCGCGCTCCTTCAGGGAGGCGTCCTTGGCAAGGCGCTCCTGCTCAAGGATCTGTAGCGGCGACAGAGCGGTGGTCAGCATCGAGTCGATGAACGCCGGAAAAACGCCCACCGACTGGACGCTGCCGTCGGGCATCTTCTGTTGCAGCCGGGCGCTGATGTTGCCGTCCTTGTCCGGCGGGTGGCCGACGAAGCTGTTGGGCACGTAGCCGGGGTACACCTCCTGCAACAGAGGCTCGACCGCCGGGTCGCTCGCGCCGCCGGGCGACTTCAACAGACCGGCCAGCATGATGGTCTTGGTCATCCGGTCCTGCACCGCCTCGCTGGCGAACGTCGCCGCCATCTTGGCCCCCTCGACGGGATTCGACCGCGACACCATCTTGATCAGCCGCGGCATGAGCATCCGGGTCGTTTCCCGCGCGTGGTCGGCCAACTGCTTCATGTTCGGTGGTTTGGTCGGTTTCGCGGGCGGCGGTACAGCGTCCGCTTCCGCGGCGGGCGGCGGCACAGCCAGCCCCGGATCGGCGTCGGGACGCAGCCCCGTGGCGGCAGGCGCTGGTGCAGTGGCGGCGATCCCAGCAGCCACTGCGGGCGTCGGTGCGGCGCTCGTTGCGGCAGTCTGTTGCGCGGCGGGCGGAACCCCGTCGGCAGTAGTAGCAGGGCCGTTCGTGGTCATCGCGTCGGTGACCATGCTCATGGCTTGCTGGAGCGGAACCCCGCGCGTCTTGGAGATGTCCGCGGCGATGGTGGCGAGGTTCTGTGGCGTCATCCCGCCCTTGCCTTGGAGGTTCAGCTTGACCGACGGCGCGGCGCTGGGCGGCGGCTGCAGTCCGACCGCAGCGGCAGGCGCAGCGGTGCCGGGAGCCGGCACGTCGCTCGGAGCCGGCGACGCGGGCGCTGTCATGGCGGCGGGCGGCGGCGCAGCGGGCGTGGAGGCGGCGGCAGCGGCAGCGGCGTCCTTCTGCATCTGGGCCATCTCGTTGGTGCGCGCTTGGGTCGTGGTGGACACGAAGTTCATGTCATCGCGCGTGTCGCGGATGTCCTGCAGCTTCTGCTCCCACTCCGACTGCGCGCGGGCCTCTGCGGCCTCGGCCACCTTGGTCCGCTTGCGCTCTTCCATCGTGTGCGAAACGGCGGTGAAGCCCTCCATGAAGCCTTCGCCAAAGCTACCGATGCCGCGTCCCATCACAGCCCCCTTGCGCGCTGCTGCGCTGCCGGCGTGTGGTACTTCTCGATCAGCTTGTGGAAGAACTCTTCGCCCTTCTTGCGGACGACGTCCTCCGGGATCACAAACTCGCCGTTCGACAGACGGGCCTCGACCTGATCGTCGATGGGGCCACCGTTGCCGCGGACCAGCCCGGCCTTGCGGCTGCGCGCCATCGACGACACGTTGCCGACCGCGCCGGGAGCCTCGCCGCCGTCCGCCATCATCGCCATCGCCCCGCCGGCCAACTGGCCGACCCC